TTGTTGCTTAAATTTGCGGTTCAAGATTTTTTAGATGACAGAGAATTTAAGAATGTAACCTCAAAAACTATCGAAACATACAAGAACATTTTAACTCAGTTTCTTAATTTCTGTAATGAAAATGAAATCTTAAATGTTCAAGATGTTACCCCGAATACAGTCAAAAAATATTTACTCCATTATCAAAAGCAAGGAAACAATTCTACTACTACAAACACGAAACTTCAGCGGATTAGAGCATTTTTTAATTACATGATTGAAATTGAAGTAATTGATAAAAATCCTGCCGATAAGATTCAAAAAGCGAAAGAAGATATTAAAATTGATGTTTTTTCGGATTATCACATTAAACAAATGTTGAATTATTACAGAAGAATTAAACAAAGAGAAAAAGCGTTCTATGCTTATCGTGATTATTCAATCATCGTTACATTACTCAGTACGGGTTTAAGGTTATCCGAATTATGTTCACTCAAATGGAATGATATTGATTTTATCAATCAAACAATTACTGTTTTTGGAAAAAGTCGTAAACATGAAACTATTCCAATCACTGAAAAATTAGTTAAAGAATTATCATCTTACAAATTGTATTGTGAGCAACATTTCGGTGCTGAAAATTTGAGTGAGTATGTATTCACGAATAGATACAATAAGAAACTTACACCGAACGCGGTACAGAATATTTTTAAGCGTCTAGCAAAGATCATGAATTTCAAAGATGTACGTCTGTCAGCACATACGTTTCGTCACACTTTTTGTCATCGTCTCGCTATGTCGGGAATGTCGGCTTTTGCCATTCAGAAACTCATGAGACATCAAAATATCAACGTCACAATGCGTTACGTTGCCATGTGGGGGAATGACTTGCGAGAACAAAATGACAAATTTAATCCATTAAACAATTTACATATATGAGATCGAAAGGAGGTATTCAAATGGGAAAAATACAACTGAATTTCATATCAAGAAGCAATAAATACTTATTATGCTGATACTCCCGAATGGCACTCGTTTACAGGGCTTGAATAAAGAATAAAAAGAAAGGAAGTGGCGTAAATGAAAACACTTAAACTCAGTGAAAGTGAAGTTTATGCGCTTAAAGTTGCTTTAGATATTTTACTTGCACTTACTATGAAGTTCGAGGATTCGGATGATGAAACTCTTCGTGAAATTTACGCTGATCTTAAACGGATTCGAGAATATTTGAATTAATTTAAAAAAATCGGGGAGCAAGTGCGGCAACACTTACTCCCCATAGGCATACTCAAATAAATATCCCGTTAAACAAAGCATACACCATTTTCGAAAAATAGACAAGGTGTACGCTTATTTGAGTATGCCCTAAAAACATACCGTAGGGGGCATATATCCAAATGAAAGCAGGTAACATTGAGCAATTTAAACATCTTTCGCAGTTTCGAGATTTAACCGACTTCAATAATCATATTGAACAATGGATGATTGATTTAAAATCTAAATTTACTAAGTCCGAACTCATTGCATTAAAACGTCTTATTCGCTTTAGCGCAAAAGTCGCTGGCGTTTGCAATGCGAAAATTCAAACGTTCGTTTCAGCATGTCATGAAACAGGACAAGAAATCTCACGTTCTACATTTGAACGTATGCTACGTAAAGCAAAGAAATTTGGGCTTGTGATCGTCTACAATACGACAAAAGAAAACGGTAAACAAGCGCACAATGTATATGTATTTCAACGCTATCAATTTGTTTCTGATTCGTCTACAATTGACGTACCTGTACAAAACACAATTGAAGGAGCATATGAAACTATCAATCTATCTAAAACTAGCAATCAAAATAATATAAATAAACGTACTGAAAACGTAGAAAAAGAAAATCTTGACAGTTCATATACTTCTTCAAGAGTGCCAGTTAAGTTTCGGGATTTAGTCCGTTGTTTTTATGACGATTTTAAGGTGATCGAGGAGTTTTGGAAGATAGTTTCTATTCAAACTTATTACCTTTCATACTGTACAAAACAAGACCGTTTAGAATTGGCTACTAATGCTTTTAAACAAATGATTCGTAACATGAAATTCGGGCGCAAAGTACGCAATATTTTTGCATATTTTTGGGGTATTGTAGAGCGCAAATTAGATGAAGAATATGAAAGGGTTATTGTTGATGTTGCTTAAATAAGGTTGGATAGATTTATTAAGTGTATAAAAAACAATTACGTCAAAAATCGTAAAAAAAATCCTTGAAAAAAGCCATATTATGAACAATATAAAGTTGAGTGGAATTATAAAGTGTGTAGTAAATGTAAGAAAAATCTACCTGCTACAGAAGATTATTTTAGTCCTAAAAATGATGCGAGAGATGGGCTACATCCTTATTGTAAGAAATGTAGATGAAAAAAGTATAAATTGTGTCAAAAAATAGGTAAAAATAAGCCTTTAAGGGAAATATATAAGGATGAGGAGGTATTTGGGCAAAAACTGTCAAAATAAATACTTGAATTATTACTATATATAGAATGAAATATTTTTACCAAAATGGTAGACAAAATGAAAATCGCTAAACTCCTTGATACACAAGGATTTTCAACACTTTTCGCAAAAAATATTTTTTGAAAAAATGCCCTTGAGCCTTACAGCCACAAGGGATTGAGTCACTTTTAAGATAATTCCCTGTTAAGGAAGGTAAATAATCAATTTGTAAAAAATGTGATAATTTAAGGAAAAATCGTAAAAATTAGTGTTTTTACATTAATTTATAATTTATAGAAGTCAATATAAAAAATGCTCCAAAAATATTTGGAAAAACAAGTTAAAATTAATATGAGAAAATATAGAAAGAAAAAGCGTTATAAAATAGAAAATCGCTAAACTCCTTGATACACAAGGATTTTCAACACTTTTTAAGAAAAACTATTTTTCAAAAAGTATGTTTAAACCTTACAGCCACAAAGGATTTGGCGTTTTTTTGAGATAATACTTGTTAAAGGAAGGTAATTGAGTTTTTACCATTTAGAAAATCGCCAAAACCATTGAGCCATAAGGGTTTTTAGCAATTTTCGCAAAAAATATTTTTTGAAAAAATGCCCTTGAACCCCAGAACCACAAGGGATTTGATGGTTTTTGAGATAATACTTGTTAAAGGAAGGTAAAGATGGATTCCAATCAATTTGTAAAAAATGCGATAATTACACGAAAAAATCGGTGAAAAATAACCTTTAAGGGAAATATATAAAGATGAGGAGGTATTTTTCATTGAGTGCCGATCATATCGACATTCAATGAAGGGTATCTCCCTTCTTTCTTCTACAATTCGAGATTCTTTAGTAGTATCAAGCAAAGTTTTATCAATTCACTTTTTCGCCTCCATTTTCTTGTGAGTGGGCTTTTGCCTACTCTTTTTTTGTTTTCTTTTTTCTCATATTTTTTAATTTTTCGTGAAAGGAGGCGTTGACATGGATTTAACATCTATTCCATTAGAGCAATTTGCAACAAATGGTGTATTTGCCCTACTGTTCGTTTGGTTGCTATATGATACACGGAAAGAAGCAAAAGAGCGTGAGCAAAAACTTCTCACACAAATCGAGAAGCAAAATGAAGCACAAGAGCGTATCGTGCAAGCAATCGAACGAATTGAAAAGAAAATTGAAAAAATGGAGGTGTCAATGAATGGCTGAAATTACAACGCAAGCGTATCAAGCAATTAGAAATTATATTCAGCAAAATTGGAAATACATTGAACTTCGTGACGATGTGGGTAACGCAATTGTACGCCTTTCGCCTTCTGACAGTCGTGTAAAATGGATTCACAACCTAGGCGATCAAGTATTGAAACTTCAAATCATCGTCAAAGGTTCTGATACTGATATTACGAAACCGAAAACATTTGCATCAAGCGCAATATATGATGTTGCAACAGGCGGAAATGCTTATTCAATTGAATCATTCACACCTTTCACGATTCAAAGTGACATGGATGAATTGACGGTGATTCATGAAATTCAAGTGCCGAAAGTGTGAATCATATGAGAGGTGCAGGAACGCAAAGCAATCCTTATATTATTGAAACGCCAGCCGATTTACAAGCAATACAAAACAATCTTTCAGCATACTACGAACTTGCTAATGACATCGACATGGCAGGTGTCCAGTGGACACCGATTGCTCCCGATTCAACAAACCGTTTTACGGGGACAATTGACGGGAAAGGACACAAAATAATAAATTTCACAATCAATGACACTACAAAAGATCAACAAGCATTTATCGTATGGACAAATGCAGGGGCAACATTTAAAAACATCGGCTTTGAAAATGCATATGTAAAAGGAAGAAATTACAATTGCATTTTTGTTGCTCGTCCATACATGGCAGTATTTGAAAATTGCTATGTACAAGGAAGAGTAGAAGGCACTTCATACAATGCTGGTTTTTCATACGCTTCTTCAAGTACAACATATAGAAATTGTTTTGTCGATGTAACCGTTACTGGTTCATACGCAGGTGCATTTGTTTCAGTAGACAATAGTAAATCTTCTTTTGAGAGATGTTATTCTAATGCAAATGTTCCGTTTTTAAATAAACCGAATACAAATTCGGGCTATCAAACTACATATTCATATTGCTACTTTAACAAAACCAAATACAACGGAACAAATCAAAATGGTTTAAATGGCTTAACGGACACGCAAATGAAACAACAATCATCATTTGTTGGCTGGGATTTTACAAGCACATGGTATATGTCACAAAATGACTACCCAAAATTGCAAGTTTTTCTCGGTATTAAAAAACAAACGATCAACCTTCAATCATACAGTAATTCTATTCAATCTAAAACAACTAAAACGGTAAAAATAACTAAACAAGCACAATCGTTTTTAAATGCCCTTCAGACGCGCGTAGAGCGTCATACACGCACGAAAATAACAAATACGACTTATACCCTTCCAATTGAAACAAGCGTTCAGAAGTCAAATAGAACGGTTAGAAGTGTAAATGCAACTGTAAATACATATATAAATCTAATCGGTTCATTAGTCGAACGCAAAACAAAGACAATAAGTCGATTAATGACATACGTTAATGACATTAAATCAAATATCAATGTAATTACAACGATAAAAAATAAAGTCGTAAATGCTCATGTATCAGTAATTCAAAATCCTTCACAACTTCAAAGTTTTAAACATCTTTCAAATGTAGATGTATTTAAAAATCGTTCTAACACATATACACTGAAACATCGTTCATATGCGCATAGTATCGAAAATCCTTCCAGTGTAGAGGTGATATGATGGCACTAGCAGGCGATACAGTACGTTTAAAATGTCATTTTAAAACATTTGATGGACAATCCGTTGAGTCGGAAAATGTACAACTGATTATCTATGATTCCAATAAACAACAAATTGAACAAATAACATTAGATGACACCAATAAAGAAAATATTGGTGTCTATTTTTATGATTATGTACTCCCCGATGACAAACACGAAATTATTTTCGAGTTTCGAGGGGTATACAATGAGAAACCGATTCTTGTAAGAGATTCGGTTAAGATTGAATTTGTTTAAAAAATGGAGGTATGAAATATGAGTGATGAAAAAGTAGTCCAAGAGCAACAGGAATCTACACAAGAAGCACAAACGGAGCAACAAGAGCAAACAGTGGATTTGAAAACATATCTTGAACTAGTCGAAAAAATGTCTAAAATGGAGCAAATGCTTTCTCAAGAAGCAGAAAAAGCACAAAAGATGGCTGAAAAGGAGCAAGAACTTTTTCAAAAACAAATACATTTAACGTTAAAAGAAAATGGACTAGAGAAGTTTGCGGATGTTGTGAAAGTGTCTAATGAAGATGAATTAAAAGATGTCATTAAAAAACTTACTAATATTGTAAATGAAATTAAGATTGAATCGGGCTATGTGCCTTCCGATCATGCAAAAACTGATGAATATAGCGTCTATGAAAAGAAAAAAGATGTAGCAGGCATGATTAGTGCGAAATTGTCAAAACTTTTTCAATAACTAAAATTAAAAATTTATAGGGGGATGATAATATGTTTAAATCTACTAACTTTACGAACGCTGAACTTGTAAACCTTTCTAAAGAAATCGCTGTGGTTGGAGTGCAAGCAACGCCTTTCACTTCATTGTTACTTGCAAAAGGCGCAGAAAAAGCGACTTCTACAATCTACACTTGGCGTGAAAAAACACTTTCGCATGATGATGATATTTCGGCGATTGAAGGAGAGGACACGACAAAATTTACTGAAAGCGGACGCAGAGAACTTAATAACGTATTAGAAATCTTTAAAAAAGGCGTAAGTATTTCGGGTACTGCTCTTGCGATGCAATCAAATCAATTCGGAAGTGAAGTTAGTGACCGTTTGCTTGAGTTAAAAGTAAATATGGAAAAAAATTTCATCAATGGCGTAAAAAATGACGGTTCGACTACTGGTAAACGTCAAATGAGTGGGCTTATCGCTTTTGCTGATGTAGCAAATGCGGTTAATGTGACTGATACAGTTACAGAAGATACAGTGAAAGAAGTAATGAGAAAACTTTGGATGCAAGATCTTTCAGAAGGAAGTTATTATGCTCTTGTAAATGCTGATATTAAAGAACAAATTGATGCGATTTACAAAGAGCGTTATTCGTATCAACACAAAACTAACGATTTTGGGCTTGTTGTTGATTCAATCGAAACGAATTACGGTACATTGAATCTAGTTCTTTCTAAACATGTTCCAGTCGACAAAATGATCGTATTTAACGATGCATATGTACGCCCTGTTTTCTTGCGTGAACCTGTATTCGAGCCACTTGCAAAAACAGGCGACAGCGTTAAAGGACATGTAGTAGCAGAAGCAACACTGAAGGTTGCTAGCCCGAAAGCAGTTGCGGTTGTAACGGTTGTTTAATTAAATACATAGAGCAAAAAGAGGGCACTTGCTTAATGCTTGTGTCCTCTCTTTTTATAAAAAATTTACTCATATTTTTGAAAGAGGTGAAAACGATGAACATTAAATTGCGTGATGAGTATCTACTCAAACGCAGAAAAAAGAAGATAACGATGCAAGAAATTGCTGAATACATTGGATGCTCGCAAAGTTTAATCAGCAGATACGAAACAGGTAATTGTGGCATGTCTAAAGAGAAAATCCAAAAATATAGAGAATACATTGACCAAAAATAATTCTAATTAATCAAAAAGAAAGTGGAGGTGAAAAAGTGAAGAAAGTAGTTAAGAACACGTCATGACCACACTCCTTTTATTCCAGATAAATCAAAATTTTCAAAGGAATAAAAGGAGGAAACTCACTGCTTAAAAAGCGGTGAGATAAGGTTATTGACGTTTTAAATTATTATTTTTATTGTTTTTAAGGAGTTGTGGGAGTGTTCTCTTTCTTTCACTTGTGAAAGATGAAACAGAAATTAAGAGAACTATTTCCAGATTGGTGTTCAGATTATTCTCAGAGAAAAAATACAACAATTCTAACTGATGATATAGATTCATTAGTAGGTTGTTCTATTGAAAAATACGTCAAAGGAAATGAAATCAATTATTTTTACGATTTTAATAAGATATTCATTGTTGATAAGAAAGATAAACGGAAAGCAATCGGAATTGACCTTGCGCTGCATAAAGGTAAATCCTGGTGCAATCATGTAGTAAGAATTAATGAAAATGACTACGTTAATCCTGCTACTGCAAATATCAACGCTTTGTTAAAAATACATAGTGGAAACTATACAAAGAAATATGCAATGTCTACAACATTAACAATGTGGAGTTTTTACGGTTTACCTTTACCAAAATCAAAAGAAGGGAAAATGATTCTTCTTGCAATTGATTCATCGTTCCTAGGACATTATTCTGATAGGTTTAGAAAAGTACATAATACATATTTATATTTGCTTGGATTTGAAGGATTAATTGATTTACTCAATGAAACAACAAAAGACGATTATTTACACATCCAACAAAAATACAATCTTAAATCAAAAATTAAATTGAATAGTGATGGATACCTTGAAACAAACATTGCCCTTGCAGAATTGCAAGGGTTTTTTGATTTTCCAATAGAGTTGCCTAATAAGCAGTTTAGTTTACTGACACAATTTAAAACACAAGACGCTAATACATATCAAATTCAATCGAAAGATCAGATACCGAATTTAATTTCATTTGCGCTTACTGGAACAAGAAAAATGAAATATACGACACTTTGTTAGGAGGTAATCAGAAATGAAAAATTATTTCTTTTGCTATGACAAACGATTAAGAGATTTTTTGAGATATGAAAAAAATATCGACTATATCACAGAAGGCAGGCATTTGAAAACAGGTATGATTTTTACGCTTTTTGAGCGTACGGAGTTTCTCAATCAAGCCATTCAAGAATATAAAAATCGCTAATTTACAGGAGGTATGCAAATATGATGACTTATACAGAAATGGAACAATTATTACAATTTAATGATTATGAATCTAAAATCTTTATACCAAACGAAATTTTTCCCGATTTACAAAAGAATATTGATAATCCTTCACATATTGCATTTGCTTATTCATACATATACTTTGTTACATGGGCTTATAGATATGCTAAATACGGTATGATTAATGAACTTATTGATCAAAAATTCATTAAGAAGATTTTAGGTTACAATGAGAATTATAAGAAACTAGATTATCTCATTAAACAAAATGGGGTTCTTGAACAAATGGGTTATATTCGGACGGAAAAAGATTTTCCTATTGCTTATGTTTATGACGAAATTGAAGGTTTACAGTTTTATTATGTTGATGACTTTAAAGAATACACAGAATACATAAAAGCATTAAACGTACCGAAAAATTACAAAATAAAATTTCCAATAAAAGCATTTTACAGAGATAAAGAATCAGAAGAGGATTATTATCAAGATGGCACATTCTTTTATGTTGATCGCACACATTTAGTCCCGTTTGAATCGTTTATATTTTGTATGACAAATGAGAATTTAGGGTGTACAGGGTTTTATCTGTACACCTTTTTGCGTTGTATGAATCAAATTTACAGTGGATATAGAGTTCCACTTGAAATATTAGAGGAAAAAACAGCGATTAAAGGGCGGACACTCGATAAATATCTCGATGCGTTAAAAAAATATAACATGATTTGCTGTAAAGTAGAAGATTTTGTAGTGGGGCTTGGGAAAGGTGAAAAAATGCCAAATACATATTTTACAAATGAGCCGACTAATTTCGCAGATCATGCTAGACAGTATCAAAAAAGAAAAGTAATGAGTTTATATACATATCGAAAACAACTTGATGAGAAACAGAAAATGCAGATGCAAATTGAAGAGCAGATGGGTATGTTGCCGATAAATGAAAATTAAAAAGGTAACAAATTTGCGGTATATATAACATATAACATTTAACTATATATTTTAGAATTAAAAAGGTTACAAAAATACGGTATATATAATAAATAGAATAGTTATTATTACATTATATTTATTATTAATTAATTTATAATATTACTGTTATATATACCGTAAATATATAACCTTTTAGAATTATTAATAAATAATAAAGTTAAAATGAATTTATATTATATATACCGCAAAAAGATAACCCTTTTAAATTTCAAAAATGGAGTAACGAAACGCTACTCCATTTTTTATTTTTTAAAATTAAATCAAATCAGGAGGAATCTTATATGAAAAATTTAGATTTACTTCAATTAAGAGTTTCAAATATGAAATTGAATCTCATACTTCAACAAATGATTGTTCGTGATATGTTGTCTGATATTAAACGATTAGAACACTATTTAGAATCGAAGGAGGGGAAACAATGAATATTCATCAAGCATTGTCGGGGGTGGATTGGCGCAAGAGAGCATACTTCATGCGTAAATTTCAAATACCGTCTCCAAAAAATAAACATATTCTTTCTATGTCTGATGATGAGTTTTTGCAATGGGCTGATAGACGTTCAATGACAGTTTTTGAGAACTGGGAACAAACGGATGAATATCAAGAATTGTACATGTTGTATATGCGCGGCAAAATGCAACGTGATTTAGAACAAATATATGATGTTGTGAGTGATCGGGCAAAACAAGGTGATGAAAAGGCAGTTAAGTTATTTTTGCAATTGCACAAAGATATGAATCAACTTCAAAAAGCGATGAATCGGACAACTAAAACAAAACATGAAGAAGTCGAAGAAGATGAGGATGATGATTTAGTATTGTAATATAAATTTCCCACGTTTCCCAAATCGTTTCCGCATCGTTTCCCGATGGTTTCCCAATCGTTTCCCATGAACGTTTCCCAAGGTGGGAAACGATTTTTGCTATCAAAAACGCACTTTTTAGTGTGTGAGAGGAAGAATGAATTTAGATTAAAAAATCCTATACAAATAAAATTTCTATTTTAAGGAGTGTCGTAAATGGCACTCCTTTTTTTGTTTGTGTCACAGGAGGTGAAATGATGGCTAAAAAATTGACCAAAGAAGAAAAATTAAAAATCATTTTGAACGACTTTAAACTATTTGCTAAAAACTTCATTAAAATTATTGACAATAACGGTGATACTGTACTGTTTGTTTTGAACGCTGAACAGTCGCAATACATAGATGAAATGTCAAAATACAATATCATTCTAAAAGGACGACAGATTGGATTTACAACCCTTTCTCTTGCCTACATGCTATATAGTGCATGTACAAAATCTGATACAAACTATATCATAATGACTCATCACGCAAGTGTCAGTAAATCTCTTTTCGTTAAATTAAAGAAAATGTATAAGAGTTTACCGCATGACAAGTACCCGAATTTATTCCCGAAAACATTACTAAATAACCGAGATGAATTGTATTTAGACAATGGCAGCCGAATCATTATTGCAACTGCTAACGGTGAAGATTCAATTTCGGGAAATACATTCCAATTCATTCATCTTTCCGAGATGGCAAAGTACCCTCCACAAGTGCAAGATGAAATCATCGCTACATGTATTCCTGCACTTGCAAAAAACGAATCGTCAATGATCTGGATTGAAAGTACCGCTTTCGGATACAACACCTATCAAGAAATGTTTATGAAGGCGTATCGTGATAAAGAAAGTGTTTGGAAAGCATTTTTCTTTTCATGGCTTGCAGAAGCATATACAAAGCAATTTAAACACACATTTGACGAAGCGGAAGCGTGGTTTAAAGCGTACAATCAAGGGCGCAGAATGACATATGATGATCTTGAGCATGATGAGAAGATACTTAGAGATAAATACGGTGCTACATATAGACAGTTAATGTTTAGACGTTATTACATACAAACAAATTCTCTTGAGAAGTTTAGACGTGAGTTTCCAACGACACCAGACGAAGCGTTCATGGAAACAAATAAAGCAGTATTTGATACTGCAAAGATAATTGAACGGTTGCATTATGTGATACCGCCTTTAGAAACAAAAGAGGTATATGATATTGTTCCCGATGTACTCAAACCATACATAAATAAAAATCTCTTCATATTTCATACCCCAAAACCAAAAGTAAGACACTATGCAGGCGTAGACGTGGCAAGTGGACAAGGTGGCGACTATTCAACAATGAGTATATTTGATGCAGATGGTCAACAAGTTGCTTCATTCTATGCAAATGATATTCCTGTTTACCGTTTCGCTGAAATAGTGGATGCTCTTGGCAGGATGTATAATTACAGTTTCGTTTGTGTCGAAAGAAACGCGCTGGGGCTTCCTTTATTAGAACGATTACGGAAAGATTACGGTTATATGAACTTATTGAAACAGAAGGTATTCGATCAACGAGGTAAACGAAAAATGCAACTTGGTTTCCAAACTACAAATGTTACGAAACCAATTATTATAAATGACATGAAAGAAATGTTTGAATTAGGACTTATTAATGTTGAATGTGTCCGTACATTAGAGGAAATGAAGATATATCAAGAACAAAATGGGCGTATGAGCAATAAGAAAGGTCAAAACAACCATGATGACCTTGTAATTAGTGTTGCTATGGCAGTACAAGCGATGAAGCAGGCGAAATATTACGTTGATATTTAATGATATTTGTTGCTCAATGTTGCACGACAATGAACGATATGGATTTTTGTGGAGCAGTAGAAATTTCTACAGCACTACAGAAATTTTTAGAGGTGTTACAAAGATTTCTATAACACCTTTAAAGTTGCAGGGGTGCGACTAAAATGACGCAGGGGTGAATATTTCATTCACTCCTTTTTTTATTTTTACGAAAGGGGATGTATAGAATGAATCTTGAACAGTATATCAAGGAATACCACGAAGGGCGTTCTGATTGGTTTGTTGAAGAAGTACAATCAGTATCAGCACAACAAAGAATTATGAATGTATTAAATCTAAAAGATTATTTGAATGGAAAACATAAAATCCTTCAAAAGCCGAATGAAAAGTTTGGCGGTAAGGAGTTTGTACCGAGAAAGATTGTATTAAATCATGCTTTGACATTATTGAACTTCCAAACATCATTCTTGTTGCAAAATCCTGTGACTATTACAGGAAATGAACGTATTGTAAAAGAATATCAGAGAGTAAATAAACAAGGGAAATATGACCGATTGAATTATCGTATCCTTGACAAAATGCTAAAATATGGACAAGTGTATGAGTATGTGTATTTCGATAAGAATACAATCAAGAGTAAATTGATTGATGCAAGTGAAGGGCATCCTGTTTACAATGATGAGAATGAAATGATCGCCTTTATTCAAGCGTATACAGTAAATGGCGTTGATTATTACATTGTTTATACTGATGATACCGTTGAAACGTATAACAATAAAGGTGGTCAATTGCGCTTAACAGGACGCTATGCGAATCTTTCGGGGCTTCCGATTGTATACAAGACAACAAATGAAATTAATGACAATGAAGGGAAAAGTGAATTAGAGAAATGGATTAGCATTTTGGATTCACTTGAGGATTTAATTTCAAAAGCAACAGATGGATATTACAAATATATAACGGGCATTCCAGTGGCGACAGGGCAACAACTCAAGAGTGAACTTCCTGCCGATATTGTTGGGGCTGGGTTGAATCTTGATGATGGGGCTACATTTGAATTTGTAAGTAATAAATTCGATTCACAAGCGTTTAAGACATTATACGAAACATTGTTGAATGGGCTTTATGAGGTTGCACAGATACCTTCAATTGCGGTAGGTAGAACAGATATATCAAATGTAAGCACTGAAGCCGTCAAAATGTTGTATCAATTAGCAATGATGAAGGCAGGACAGAATGAGCAATATATGCGTGAAGGTATTGAGCAACGTTTTGAGAAGATACGGAGATTGTTGCAATACAAAGGTATGACGTTTACAGATGAAGAGTTTGATTCGTTAGGGCTTGTGTTTAGTTATGCGTTGCCGTCTAACGAGAAAGAAGTCATTGAGAATATAAAGATGTTGCGTGAAATGAAAGGGTTAAGTTTAGAAACAATGCTTGAACATAATCCGTATGTGAATGATGTACAGAATGAATTGAGTAGATTAGAAAAAGAAAATGGTACTATATATAGAAATAGAGAAGAGCAAAAGATACAAGGTGTAGTGTTTAATAAAAATGTTGATTTGTCAAGTTAAAATACTTTACAGTTATATATCCGCCTGCGCTCGCCTGTTATGTATAGGCGCAAAAACATTAAAAAATAAAAAAGGGTTGTAGGGCAGGCGGTCAAGTTCAAAAAATGGACTTGGATAGGCGTGTAGATGGGGAAATTTGATGCGCTCTAACTTCCGATAAAACCAAATTTTTATACAGGATTTTATGCAAAAAATGAAGGGAAATAACAGATATAGAAGCGTAAAAACATTGATATATCAACAATGTATAAAATGTTGCATAAATGATAAATTGTGATTTCTGAAAAACATTGATATATCAACGTTTTTATTTTATATCAACTTCCTATAGGTTCGATTATGTAAACTGAAAATGTATATGATATACATTGTTTTATGCACGAAGATACCCCTAAAGCCGGAAAATTGCGCCTAGCAAGTCATTTTACACACCCACGAAAAATTTTACAAAATTAAACAGGATTCTCCTTCCTATTATCGAATATTGTAGATGGGAGGGAGGTGAGAAAATGAATATTGACGATATTATGAGAGTTGAAGAGGAAAAGGAAATGATTAAGCAGTTACAAGAAGAGGAAAAAAAGTTATTTAAAGAAAAGTTGTCTTATTTTGAATCTCCAGCATACTTAAAGGCGATGCAAGAATATAGAGAGTGTACTTTGAAGGAATTAAAAGATTTTTTAATTAATAAAGGTTTTGAGGTTATTAAAGAAGATAATTCTGAATTTATTATCGGCTTCAAGGAACTTCAAGTAGAATTTGAATTTATAAATGAAAGAGAAATGTCTTTTAAAATTCCTTCACGTCATAAATATCGTGGCTTAGTTATTGAAGAAGTATCTGATGATTATAGATATAGAAAATGTAAGGGAAATCCTTTAATAATTTCGGAAGGAGAGGTACGATACCTCTATACCGAAAAAGTAGATGACATTAAAACTCTACAAGAAAAAATTGAAGCACTTAAAGAAGATATTGATAACATTAAACAAAAAATAAATAATCCAGAAAAAATTCAATTTTGCTATTCTGTAATGGATGGTTTAGTTTTTACTGATGAGAAATTCAAAGATTTAATTGAATTATTTAAGAGTGTATAACTCCTCCGATTTTCTCGGAGGACTTTTTTATTTTCCAAAGGGAGGTATTTCTATATGACGAATCTTCAACGCCTTTTACTTGAAATCAAAGGAATTGAACTCGATCAAAACGAATTAACCGTCTATCTTCAAGAAAATGCACTTAATCCGCATCATGAATATAATCCTTCCAGTGCAACGGCAAAAAGAAACATTTATAAAACTGCTTTATCCATCCTTGAAAGTATCGCAAACAATCCAAAACTCATGAAAGCATACAAAATGGACGATATGACTGTTTCCGATTTTCATGAGAATCTTATGAATCGTATTGACCAACTTGAACGAAAGATTAGAAGTATGAAAACGGATGAAGAAAATCAACAAGGGAATGTTTTTATGTTGTTTAATTCGTGATGTTACTTGATAAGGGGGTTACAAAATGAATCGTTTTCAAATTGATATTTCTGATATTGAATTTTTATTGGATTCGGCAGGGCAAACCGTCAAAGTTAACGATGTTGAACAAAAAGCAATTATTACAAATGCAAAAATAGGCGATTATGAGGATAAATATATACATACTTTACAACCGATTCAACGTGGAAACTTAGTTAATTACAATCAAGAACATTATTTAGTTATTTCTGAATCAATAACACAACGATACGGAAAATATAAAGCACTTATGCGCCATTGTAACTATACGATTGAAATTGAAGGGCAAGAAGTGTGTGAAATCGTATCATACAACGATTTTGGCGAGCCGATATATGATTGTCATCCGACTGAATCAATTCATGTCCCTGCTATTATCGACAAATACACTTTTAAAATAGATGACTTTGCGCCTATTAGAGTGCCGGAAAAACAGATTGTTGTAATTGTGCAAGAGAATGAAACAAATAAAAGTAAGTTTACGATCAATTCGATATTCGATGTGATGGGGCAAACGTGGAAGGTGATTAATATTGATATGACGAAAAGAGGGTTATTGGTTTTGACGTGTGAAATGAGTGTATAA